TCTTTCCAGACTTTAGAAGAATCATAGGCCAGCTTCAACACTATTCAAAAAAGAGCGGTGGACTAATCGACGTGGGCATGTTAAGTCAAACCACAGATGCATCCATGGCAGCTCTCTTTGCGGCTCTCAAAGCGAAGAAATTTGCGGACGTCCGAAAGTGGGTTGTGGATAATATAGATGCTGATCCATCCAAAATCTATAGAAAGATTTACGATGGCATCTACCATCATTTGAAGCCTTCTCATATTCCACAAATTATTATTCTGTTGGCTGATTATGGCCATAAGTCCGCATTCTGTCCAGACCAGGAAATCAACCTTTTGGCATGTCTGACCGAGGTCATGGTAGAATCTGAATGGGTATAAAAGCATGAAGACAAAAACAAAAAAGAAACCAGACTCTTCTGAAATCACCCCATGGACTTTTTTCTATGCTATATCAGAAGCCAAACAGATCGATCGGATCGAAGCAGATCCAGAATATGAGTCTAAATATGATCCCTTCATTATAAACAAACTCTTTTCGAAAGAGATTGATACCATAATCCAAGCCAACACGATGAATAGATGGTCTGGTTTGGATCCAAAAATGCAATTCGATTATTTGCGATTTTCTGTCAGAAAGAAGAAAAGAGACTCCACATGGCCAAGAAAGCTCACCGAGGAAAATATTCGACTGATCCAAAACTATTACCAATACACAAAAGAGAAAGCCAAAGAAGCTTTGGAAATACTAACGTCTGCTGAAATTGAATCCATAAAATTGAAGTTTGATAGGGGTGGATTGAAAAAGCAAAAGGCTTCGAAATAGATTCCACAAATAGTAAAAGTCCACAAAATTCTAAATACTTCTAGAGGAAATTTAACTTTAGAATGAAGTGAAGAACTGTGTGGAAAGAAAAAACCAATTTCAGCAAAAATCAATAGAAACCATCGTAGAAAGCCTGGTAGAAGTCAGATTGAAGTCTTCTGATAGCTTTCTAATTGTCAAAGAAACTCTTACCAGAATGGGAATAGCTTCAACCGATGGGAAAAAGCTATTCCAGTCCTGCCATATTCTCCATAAAAGGGGCTTGTATTACATAGCCCATTTCAAAGAACTCTTTATGCTGGATGGAAGGTTTTCTGATTTCTCCGAACAAGACTTAGCCAGAAGAAACACCATTGCCAACATGCTTCAGAAATGGGGCTTGGTTGATTTGGTGAATCCACAAAAGAGTGAAACTCCGGTTCTTCCGGAAGCGGAAATCAAAGTCATTCGCCATGATCCAAAATCTGAATGGACTCTGGTGAGTAAATACACCATTGGAGCAAAAAAGTTCAATTCAAACAGCAATCCACAAACAAAGAAATAACGATAAACTGTTGACGAAACGGTTTATTCGTGTTATTATGGATCCACAAACTATAATTTTCGTGGAGATAAAATGACTTTTCAGCGTGTTGGAATCGGTGTGTTTGTTTGTAGAAACGAAGCCAAGGCTCCAGAATATTCCACAAAATATGCCGCATGTTTTGATTTGCGGGCATATCTCAAAGCCGGAACAACTGTTAAGATATGGAGTTCTGGTGGTTCTCATGATTTTATTCTTGCATCCGACGGTTTGGTTGTTTTACCAGAGCATCGATATTTGATTCCGACCGGTCTCATTTTTAATATTCCAGATGAGTTTAGTATGAGAGTCCATCCACGTTCTGGAATGGCACTCAAGGGGATCAACCTCGTCAACTGTGAAGGGGTTATCGATTCAGATTACCATAAAGAGCTTTTCATTCCAATCAATAACATCGACGACAAACCTATTTTCCTTCAGCATGAAGACCGAATCGCACAAGCTGAAGTGGTAAGGTTAGTCCAAGCTGAATTCTCTATGGAAAGTAGTGTTAGAGTTTCTGATTCTAACCGCGATGGTGGATTCGGTTCGACCGGTTTGAAATAGGAGAAATATGAAATCTTTGAAAGTTATCTGCATATCCGACACCCATTGTGTTGAGACTAAAATGCATCATCCTATTCCAGATGGTGACGTGTTGATTCATGCCGGAGATTTTTGTGGAAGAGGGACGCTATTGGAGCTCCAGAAATCTATGCAGTTTTTCAAGACTCTACCACACAAGTATAAAATTTGTGTCGCTGGTAACCATGATTGGTGTCTATTTAAAGAAAAGAATGCCGCCATGGAACTCCTATGGGATGCAGGGTTCATATATCTAGAAGATTGTAGTCATGAAATAGAAGGATGGAACTTCTATGGATCTCCATGGCAGCCAGAATTCTGTAACTGGGCGTTTAATCTTCCGCGGGGTGGTGAGCAGCTAAAGAGCTGTTGGGATAAAATTCCCAGAAACACCGATGTTTTGATAACTCATACACCACCCACTGGAATTCTTGATAAAGTAGAATCCATTCGATGGAGCCAGTCCAGAAACGCATATGTTCGGATCTCAGAAGAAGTTGGTTGCGAATTGCTCAGACATAGACTGGCAGATTTGGATGTTAGTCTCCATGTTTTTGGTCACATCCACTGCTCACGTGGAATATATACTAATGACAGTAGCACATTTGTAAACGCTGCCATTTGCGGAGAAGAATATATTCCATGGAATCCACCGATCGAACTGGACCTAGTAGAAAAACAATAAGCCCGTCTGGACTGGATTTCATAAAGGGTTGGGAAAAACTCGAATTGGAATCTTATCCAGACCAGGGTGGTGTCTGGACAATAGGTTACGGAACAACAGTTCTGCCGTGTGGAACTCCAGTTTCAGAAAATATGGTTTGCACCGAAGATGAAGCTGAAGTGTTTTTTCAGCATGATATTTCTGTGTTTGAATCTGCCATAAATAACTATGTTAAAGTAGAGTTGAACCAGAACCAATTTGACGCTCTGGTTTCTTTCGTCTATAATATCGGGATCTCAGGGTTTAAAACCTCTTCGGCACTTAAACGCTTGAATTTGCAAGATTTTAAAGCTGTTCCCGAGAGAATGAAATTATGGAACAAAGTGAAAGGAAAAGTTTCTAGAGGACTTGTTAGAAGACGAGCCGCAGAAGCAAAGTTATTTCTTTTACCAGAGAAGCCGGAAAATGACATTTAAAGATTTTTACAACAAGGTTCTCCTTAGCAAGTTGGTCCGAACCCTCTTGGAAAAAATTCCAGGGTTCAACAGACTTACAACTTTCGTCGATGGAAAGAAGACAGAGATTGGTCGAATTGGACTATTCTTTTCTGCTTTGTTGGCATTGATCCAACAACACTTTTGCTCGTCTGCCGAATGCCCAGAAATTCCACATTTTGCTAAGGTGGTAGCAATCACTTCTTATGTGATTCTGGAACTTGGATTGATGCATTCTGACGATAAGGTGAACCGATTCGGAACTGCCGCTGTCAAAGTGGATCCAAAAACCAAAGAAGTTGTTTCTCTCGATAAAAAAGACACAGAAGCCTAAACACATCATTTATTATGGAAAACTATGAACGACCAATTTTCGGTACTATGCTTTCGCTTTAAGAGCGGAGAAGAGATTCTTGCAGAGCTTGTTGGTGAGACTTCAACCCACTATACTATAGCGAAAGCATGTCAGGTGCAAATTCGTCCTGGTGCTGATGCTATCGGTAAACAGACTATCAACATCGGATTGGTTCCATGGTTACCATTTGCCAAGAACCCCAAAGAGCTGCCGCCACTTGCTAAAGCTGATATTTTGTTTCCATATGAGCCAAACGACGAACTGAAAAATCTCTTCCAGAAAATGCATGGAAAGATTATTGCTCCTGCAACTCCACAAATCATTCCTGGACTTATTCGCGGATAGTAAAGTTTGTTGTTGCTTTTGCTGAAGATGTTTTGTATAATGATGCTATGTCAAATCCATTTTATACAAACGTCCAATGTTACGGCAACAACATTCTCTATCGTGGAATCAACCGGTCTGGTGCAAGAGAGCAGATAAAGATACCATATAAACCAACTCTCTTTTTACCATCTAAAGAACAGAACACAAAGTTCCAAACTCTGGATGGTAAATTTGTGGAACCGATTCGGTTCGATTCTATCAGAGAGGCCAAAGATTTCATAAAGAATTATGAAACGGTCACCAACTTTGATATTTTTGGTTTCACCGATTTTGAGTATTGTTACATTGTCGATACATTCAAGGATTCTATTGTAGACTATGACCGAAGTAAGATGGTCATAACCTTCTTGGATATCGAAGTCAATTCAGAAAATGGCTTTCCAGAAGAATTTGTGGAATCTGCTTCTGAATTTATTACAGCCATAACTCTATATACGAATGGGCATTTTAGAACTTGGGGCTTGAAGCCGTTTACTGGAGATGTCGGTGGACGAAAGTTGAAATATATTCAATGTGAAAGCGAAGTGGAACTTCTGGAAGATTTTCTAGACCATTGGTCAAAATTGATGCCAGATGCCATCTCCGGATGGAACACATCTGGATTCGATATTCCATATCTTATCAATAGAATTACCAGAGTTTTGGGAGAAAAAGAAGCCAAACGTCTTTCACCGTGGGGATTGTTCAAATCTCGGACAATGAAGTTTTATGGTAATGAAACCACCGTGATGGATATCACCGGAATTTCTTCTCTCGACTATCTCGGGTTGTATAAGAAATACGCACCAGAAAACAACCAAGATGATTTCTCACTCGACAATATAGCCATGGTTGAGTTGAAAAAATCTAAAGTTGGATATAAAGAACTTGGTTTTGTCGATCTCCATGACTTATATGAAAGAGACTTCAACCTTTTCATCGAATATAACATCAAGGACGTAGAATTGGTCCAGGAATTGGATGACAAAATGAAGTTATTGGATCTGGTATTTGCCATAGCCTATGATGCAAATGTCAATCATGTGGATCCGTTTAAGCAGGTCCGAATGTGGGAGGTCATTTGTTTTCGAGAACTGAAGAAAAGACACAAAGTAGTTCCCGCTCGAAGGACTTCAGTGAAAAATGAACAATATGAAGGTGCCCACGTCAAACCTCCACAAACTGGAAGATTTAAAGATGTGGCTTCTTTCGACTTGGACTCTCTGTATCCATCTTTAATGATTGGATTCAATATCTCACCGGAAACTCTGAGAGCTAAATACTACAACCCCGTCGGTTTGGAAGATTTACTTTCTGGACGCGTAGAACTTGATTATCTGAAGAATGAAAACTTAATCATGGCAGCAAACGGACACCATTTTTCTAGAGAAGAACAGGGATTTCTTCCACAGATTCTTTCTCGAATGATGGTCGATCGAGTGAAGTATCGTAAACTTAAATTACAAGCAGAAATAGATTTAGAACTCGTTAACAAAGAATTAAAAAATAGAAAAGAAGCATAGAGAGTAAAATACCATGAAAAATGAAAACGAACCATTTGTAGCCAAGTCAAAAGAAACTGGTCTTCCTGTTGAAGTTGCACACAATGTCAACAGAGACACATACCGAGTCCACGACACCATTTCCGGAACTGTGGAAGTCTTGGACGGAAACGCATTCTTTGCGAAGTATTCATATCTGGCTGAAGCCGATTCGGTTGCTGCACCGGTTGTTAAAGAACAGAGTCAAGAAGACACCGTTGAGGTAGTAGAAGAAAAACCAGAAGAGTTGGATTCTGAAAGAGAAGAAACTCTGGCAGCAAAGAAAGCCGCTGAAAAGGCTAAGGCAAAAGAAGAAGCCAAAGCTAAAAAGAACAAAGCAGAGCAAGAGTCGATTGTCGGACCTGTAGTAAAAACAGAAACCGAAGAATAAAATAACATGTTGACGATCAAGAAGGAACATTTCCAGCGATAAACCATTTAGGATCTCCGGATATTCCGGGGTAGCCAAGTGGTAAGGCATCGGGCTTTGAACTCGATATCGCTGGTTCGAATCCAGCCCCCGGATCCATTCTTTCTCTTTCTCACCAATGTTCAACAAGGAAACAAAAATGTTTTTCAAAAAGCTACAATCCATTTTACTAATTGCAACCATCATGTTGTTTTCCATAACAATTTTGACTGGTTGTTCGGTATTCAACTCCATCAAAAATTCTGATGTGGTTCAATCCGTTATTCCAGATAAGAAGCCGGATGCCCCAAAAATTGCCAAGACAAATTTCGGTCGTGATTTGCTTGGTGCGGGAGCTCCAAAGTATAACATCGACGATTATATCCAAGCTGTAGAAGCCATCAAGATTTCTATTCCGACAGGATTCTTGCTGGATGCATTCTTCCCAACAGCTAATACTCCAACAAAATATGCAAAGATTGAAAAGGTTCTCGCCAGTGGAAAAACACATCTCGTTCGAGTCCATGGATTGGATAACACATGTGTTCGAAACAACTCATGCCAAAGAGGAACTGCTTTGCTCTATGGATATAATTTAGCTAAAGTTGAGCAAGAAGCGAGAAACGCCGCTTCTAATTTGACAAAGCTGGTTTGTGCCCAAGGACAACAAGTTTTGGCATGGAAAGCAAAGTATAAGGATGCCGAGTTTCTTTATTCGCCTCTACTCGAACAGAATTTGAGTCGCGGAAGTGCTGAGATTCTACTAAAGAACACCGCAGCCTGTGTTCCCGGTATTCGAATTGTGGATAATCCAGTAACTGGATATGCCAAGATTCCTGGATTTCTAAAAGAATGCCACGAATCCGCAAACGGTGCACCAACTGCGGCAGACTGTGATATTATTTCCTTTGATGGAAAAGATGTCAGAAATGCTGATATCGTCGGATGGATGGCAAAACATGCCAATAAAGTTGCTGCATATGTTTGGGGAACTTTTGATAACGGAAGACTTATCAATGAAGGAAAAGTTGTTCCTGCTCCAATGTCACGAGTTAACTTTCCAACAAGAGATATGCAATTTTGGGCAGCTCGAATCTTAATTCCAGTTCAACCAAAACCAGCTCTTTCTCCAGCGGCTGCCGCATGGTGTAAAGCTCCGGGAGATATGGATTCTTCGCATCTCTATAAGAACTTTTCTGATGACCATGGAACTGGTGACGGACGAGCAAATAAGCCTATGATGATTGTTCCACAACAATATAAGAGTGGGATTCAAATCTTCGATAAGAACAATGTCCAAGTAGGATCTTTTGGATACTATGGAGCTTATGATAAAGGTGGATATCGATATTACACCGCTATCGGTTCTGGTGATAGTTCATACACACTCGGACAAAAACTCGAAGCAAAAAGTGGATCCGAATGGGCTTTAGTTAAGCTCCCTAATGATCCAAAAATGTGCCGATGGATTAATGCTTATCGACGAGGTGGAGTTACTCGCTAAACCAAATTCGTTATGAAAAAAGACATCTATATCTGTGATCATTGTGGAGAAGTGATCACAGAACCATCCTATTCTAGTGTAGATTCCAAAAGACTAACTTTCTCCATCGACAGAATTATGGACCCTTCGGGGTCCCTTTCTGACGAACATGTGACGGTAGATCTTTGTGGAAAATGTGCTAGATCGGGTATTTCCTTTGCCTTTGCTATGATGAGTGAAATAGCGTCACAAAGACGGGCTTTTATAAAAAAGTGGTATGAAAATTTCGTCAAATCACAAAAATAAATCTTGCACGTTCTGTGGTGTTTATGATAATATCACAGAACACCATTTGATTCCCAGAACACTACACCGGAAAAAATGGTTTGCCAAAAACTTTTCGTGGGATCAAATGAAAGAAACAATTTCCGTATGTGCAGATTGTCATCAAAACATCCATACATTAATACCATCCGAAAAAGAATTGGGTAGATCGTTCAATACTGTGGAAAAGCTACTAGAACATCCATCGATCAAAAAGTTTCTGGAGTGGAAAAATGGAAGATTACAGAAAAACAAACAGAGAAAAGAGGCAAACTCCTAAAAAGGGCGCATCTTATTGTTATAATTGTGACATAGGTTATTTGGGACCATGTCTCAAATGTCCAGTCTGTGGTTATATATCTCCAGGAAAAAGAAGATTAAAAAAGGAACCGTTTTATGAGTCTCACGATAGAGCAAAAGGCAACTAACGCAGAAACATGGAAGCATATTCATAGAGTTAGAACGCTTTTAGATTTCTGTATTGCCAAATTACTAGATCGTGGAAAAAACCATGATCAGAGCAAGCTAGAATCTCCAGAAGTGGAGATGTTTACGGAATACACACCACAACTAGCACAAACCACATTTGGTTCAACCGAATATAACGAGCTGAAAAAGAAACTCAAACCAGCTTTAGATCATCATTACGCAAACAACCGGCACCATCCAGAACATTTTAAAAATGGTATCGAAGATATGAATTTGGTAGATCTGATCGAAATGATCTGTGATTGGAAAGCCTCAAGTGAACGCCACAACGACGGCAATATTCGGAAGTCAATCGAACTAAACTGTGGAAGATTTGAAATAACTCCACAGCTTATGAAAATTTTAGAAAACACGGCAGATTTACTGTCGCAAATATAGGACATTGTTATTATCATGAGACCATTACACGACCGAGTTATCATCGAACCAGATTCCAAGAAAACCATTTCATCTGGAGGGCTTTATATTCCAGATTCTAGCGCCGATGAATGCTATGCAAGAGGAACTGTGGTTGCTGTGGGAGAAGGAAAATTTCTGGATTCTGGAGAACGAATTCCTGTTGATGTTAGTGTTGGGGACAGGGTTATTTACTTGACCAAACTTAGAAACTATGATACATTCACAGAAGTGGAGTTTGATGGTAATAAGTGTTTGATCGTTAGAGAAGCCGCAATAATCTGTGTGGAAGAATAATCCAAAAAATGTACAACTACGAAAAGAAATACAATGAATTGGTTGCAGCTCTCCAAGAACTCACAGGTTCTAATAATGTTGAAAATCCGGCATTGGGTGTAACTGCTTCCGTGGCACTAATGACTATAAACGAAAGAAAACTAAAAGAGTTATATACCAACTATTTCAAAAGAATGTCTATATCAACAGATACTTTAAATCTTCTTGAAAGAGTAAACGAAATTTTCAACTTCGACGAATAAACATATGTGGCCCAAAACCGTCACCAAAGCAGATTTGAAAATCACATTTGTTCGTGGTGACGGTAAGGGTGGACAGAAGAGAAATAAAACTTCCACAAAATGTAGGATGGTCCATATCCCTACAGGTATATCAACAGAATGTGATGAGACCAGACACCAACACGAAAACAAAAAAATTGCTTTTCAGAAACTAGCAAAACTTCTCATACCTTTGATGCTGGGTGAATCCAAGAAAGAAAGATTTCAAGCCGGGGAAGACCGAGTCCGGACCTATGTGGAGAAAACTGGTTTGGTTCACGACGATAGATCTCCAGAAAAGACGTACCGATATGACAATGTTTTGACCGGCAACGGTCTTGATGATATAATAACAGACGTTACAACAAACGAAACTCTAAACAAAATAAAATAGAACCAAGAGAAACTGTGGATTCAGAAGAAATATCGAAGCTATCCGATAAAGAACTATTGGCACTCAAAAAGAAGTTGGAGTCTGATATATCCAAATATCAAAATATGCAGTTGGCAAAGAAGACGCAATCCAATTCGGCATACGGTGCTTGTGGATCGGAGTATTTTAGATACTTCGATATCAGACTTGCAGAAGCGATCACTGTATCTGGTCAGTTTACCATTCGATACATCATGCAGTCTTTAAACAAATACATTAATGGAATCTTAAAGACTGACAAGGATTATGTTATTGCCGGGGACACAGATTCGGTCTATTTGAATTTGGAAGATCTTGTTGAAGCCGTCATAGGTTCAAAAAACCCAACAGTCAAACAGAGAATTGAGTTTATGGACAAAGTTTGTTCCATGAAACTCTCAAAGGTGATCGCTTCTGCGGCAAAGGAAATCGCCGAGAGTATGAACATGCTAGAACAAAGACTAAGCATGAAACGAGAAGTTCTGGCAGAAGTCGGAGTATGGACAAGAAAAAAGAGATACATTCTTCTTGTCCATAACACAGAAGGTGCAGAACATGCCGAACCAAAAATTAAAATCACTGGAATGGAATCCAAGAAGTCTTCCACACCCAGACTTTGTAGAAAATGGTTAAAGGATGCATATTCCATTATTCTCCAAAAAGATGAAGCGGCAATCCAAGAGTTCATCAAAAAGTGTGAAGCAGAATTCTTCGCTTTACCACCAGAACAAATCGCAACACCAATCTCTGTTAAAAATATCGACAAGTTTGAATCAGGAAATTCCTGGGTAAGTGGTACCCCATTTAACAGTAAATCCACTATTGTCTATAATAAACTTCTAAGAGATAATAAGCTCACGAAAAAGTATCGGACCATAAAAGAAGGGGAGAAGGTCAAGATCGTTCCACTGAAAATGCCGAATCCCGTAAAGACAAATAATATTGCTTTTGTGGATGTTCTACCCGAAGAATTCAAACTAAACAAATACGTGGACTATAGAACTCATTTTGATAAGGTGTTTCTAACACCTTTACGAGTCATCCTTCATATGATAGGATGGACAGATAAACCCCGGGCGGATCTTTCTGCCTTTTTTGAAGATTAAACACAATGGCCAAAAAAACAAAACATCCAGAAAAAACCGATTTTCTATCAGATCTCATCTCTGTTGCAGAAAATCTATACTCAGAAGATGCTGCTGATATCAAATCTTATTTGGACACCGGTTGCTATTCCCTGAACGCCCTTTTAAGTGGAAGCATCTATAATGGTCTACCATCAAACCAAATTACATGCTTTCAAGGCGAAGCCGGAACAGGGAAAACATTTTTCATTCTGAGTTTGGTTAAAACTTTTCTTGACAGTTCTCCAGATGCCGGAGTGATCTACTTCGAATCTGAAAAAGCTGTCGATCTAGAGACTCTGGAAACCAGAAAGATTGATCCAAAAAGATGCCGAAGACTTCACGTTGTAACTGTCCAGGAATTCAGAACACAAGCCGTCCGAATTGTGGACAACTACATGAAACTTCCAGAACCACGTCCACCACTGATGATGTGTTTGGATAGTCTCGGAATGTTATCAACAACAAAAGAAATCACAGACACCGCTGCCGGCTCAGAAACAAAAGACATGACCAGGGCACAAATAGTAAAGTCGGCTTTTCGTGTTCTCACGTTAAAGTTGGGAATGGCAAACATTCCACTTCTTCTATCTAACCACACATATTCTGTAATTGGGTGCTTAGGAGCTTCATCGGAAGTTCTTCTTTCGGATGGAACAAAAAAATCCATTAAAGATGTTATTGTTGGTGATTTGGTAAAAACACTTGCTGGAGATAAACCCGTCTCCAACACATACGAATATGATACTGAAGAAATTTATGAATTAACTCTTTCGGATGGGACCACAATTGAAGCCACAAAAGAACATAAATTTATGACACAAGATGGGATATGGAAAAAAGTGGAAGATCTATGCGAAAAAGACTATATCATTGCCACCGGCGAGTAATATAGCACGTAACTGTCCATAGGAAAATGTTGACTGGTTTCTGGACGCATCTCTGATGCTATGGTATAAAATACCATCTACAAACACCTTTCTAGATCTTGGATCAGCCAACATTTTCTTCTTTTTATATTCATCTGAAGTTACAGAGTCTTTCCATTTTTTAGAGTTTCGTCTACCTTCGATCAATTTATCGCTATTTCTTTTCCAATGCATAGCTCTTGTCTCATAAGAAATTTCTTTAAAAGTATTCCTCCGGCGGCGCTCAGAATAGCATCTCTTCAGACTTTCAGATCTTTTTCGAGTGGTCTCCAAACTTTGTTTTTTGCCGAGATTCGCTGCTCGTATTTTCTCTCTCGTTTCCGACGAAGGAACATATCCCAAACTTGCGTCACCACCAAGGGTTAAATTATATCCAAATTTACTTCTATAAGAATCAAATTTCTGAATAAAATATGGCTCCATGGTGTTCAGGGTATGGTTTGGGTCCCAAGATTGATAGATCACCTCGAAGGAAAAGTTTTCAATTCCATATTTTCTTATTGCTCGACCGATATAACCATGTGGCTGTGTTCGATAATGTCTCCACCTAGAAGAAGGGTCTCTTGATGTAAAACCAATATAGATCATTAAATTGACAAGACAAGTAATTTTGTATATACTAGATATATTAGGCATGACCTTTCTCCCGTAAAGTAGGTTGTGTTTAGATGGATTGTGGAACCTTCCCGGGTTCCCCTTCCATTGTTTATTTATCATTTCTATTTAAATCCAATGAAAACACTCCAAATCATAGAAAAAAAACTTATCCACAAAACCACAAAAGTTTATGACTTTTCTGTGGAAGATGCACACCATTATATTTTATCCACCGGTATAGTAAGCCACAATTCCATGTTTCCCCAAAGGGAAGGTGGTGGTGGATCTGGTCCGAAATTTGCTGCTAGCACCATTGTGGATCTAACAATGCGCCAAGACAAAATCGACAAAGATGTGGTTGGTAATATTATCCATTGTAAATTAGCAAAAGCACGAAAGACTCGTCCAAAGAAGACTGTGGATGTGAAACTTGGTTTCGATTCTGGTCTGGACAGATATTATGGTCTTCTACCACTTGCTCTGAAATACGAAGTTTTTGGTAAGGATACAAAATACATTATCATGCCAGACGGATCTAAGGTATTCGAATCAAGACTTGCCAAAGACCCCGAAAAATATTATACTGAAGAAGTTCTACAACAAATCGACGATGCCTGCAAAAGAGAATTCTTGTTCGGTGGGGGAGAAATTGTATACGACGATCTTGAAGTCGAAGAAGGAAGCGCCGACGATATCACAGAAGAACAACTGGAAGAATCAGTAGAAGAATAAGGATTTATTTTATGTCACAGAAAGTCGTTGAAATAGGAACAAATGTTCTCGAAGGTAGAAACTATAAGTTGGTTGGAAATCCAAAACTTTCAAAAGAGGAACAGGAGAACCCAAACAATCCATGGTGTGTGGAAATCATAACTGGTCCATACTCCGGTGTTATCTATCAATATGGTACAGCTAGTTTCCAAGAAGAGGAAGTTGCCGCCGGAGAAGAAGCAAGTGCCACTATGAGTTTTGCATTTGAGGTCCTACAATATCCAGAAGCAAAATTTTCTTCAGCACCAAATGAATCGGATGAAAAATTCGTGGATCTGATTGGTGAGATTCTTATGCAAATTCTTTCTGAGTTTGTGGAAACTGTAGACTTAGAACAGTCTTTGGGTGGTTCTTCAGAACCAGAAATCGTCTCTATAAAAAACCAATAAGAAACCAGACTGGGTAACTTGTGTCAGAACAAATAACTGATAGAATTGAACTTCTCCTATTAAAAAACTTGTTGAACAACGAAGATTTCGCCAGAAAGGTGATTCCATTTGTTCAACCAGAATTCTTTGCAGACAATCATGAAAAGATAATTTTCAAAACGATTTGTGAACACATCCACAAATATGAAAAGCTTCCGACTGCCGAAGCGGTTTTGATTCAAATCAATAAATCCGAAGAAATCCAATCCGATTCTGATTACAAAGAACTGGAAACTTTGATTCGGGACAAATTGGTCCAGAATCAAGATGCCGATTCTATAAAAAATAGTGATGCATGGTTGTTGGATACCACCGAAGCATGGTGTAAAGATAAAGCTTTGGTTGATGGATTGTCTAAGTGTATTGCTATCATGAGAGAGAAAGGTGAATCCAATATCTCTCGTGGCTCTATTCCGAAGATAATGCAAGATGCTCTTTCTGTTTCTTTCGATCCAAATGTCGGTCACTCTTATGTGAAAGATTATATGGAACGATATGAATTCTATACCAGAGTAGAAGAAAAGCTAAAATTTGATCTTGATTTGTTCAACAAAATTACCGGTGGTGGAATTCCAAGAAAATCCCTCAACTTGTTCATGGCAGCTACAGGAACGGGAAAGTCTTTGGCAATGTGCCATCTAGCAGCTTCTTATATTTCATCTGGTTTGAATGTTGTTTATATCACTCTCGAAATGAGTGAAGAAAAAATCTCCCAACGAATCGATGCAAATCTTTTGGATGTTCCAATCAAAGATCTTGAACTTCTGTCAGCCAAGAGTTTCCAACACAAATTTGAAAGACTTAAGACCACGATTACGGGAAATTTGATTGTAAAAGAATATCCAACTGGCTCAGCAAACGCGAACCATTTCCGCTATCTCTTGAATGAGCTTCTTTTGAAGCAATCATTTAAACCAGATGTGGTTATTGTGGATTATCTCAATATTGCGTCTTCTTCTAGAATCAAGTCTGGAAAAACGGACATGTATAATTACATCAAGTCCGTAGCCGAAGAACTTCGTGGTCTTGCTGTCGAGTTTAATTGTGCGGTTTGGTCTGCAACCCAAACAAATCGGCAAGGATATAATGTCTCATCCGTTGGTCTGGATAACATTTCAGAAAGTTACGGGATAGCCCATACTGCCGATTTGATTCTATCAATCACCACAGACGAGACTCTGGACAAGATGGGTCAGTGGATTATTGAGCAACAGAAAAACCGCGACAATGATACTTCGGTATACAGACGGTTTGGAATTGGTGTAGACAAATCCAAAATGAGACTTCATGATCTGGATGATTCTGCACAAGAGAATTTGCTTGGCTTCAACAAGAAACCGAACAAGAAGCGCGAAGAAGACGACGACCAACCAGCGTTCGACAAAGGAACATTCGGTTCTGGAATGAAAGCTGAAAGAGGAAAAAATGGAAACAAGTCAAAAAGATATGAAAGCATTGAAATTTAGTATTGGATTGATGGCTCTTTCTCTATGTGGTTGCTTCTATAGAACTCCAAAGGATTGCGTTCTGTATTACCAAGCACTGAACGCAAACAAACAAGCCAAAGAAGATTCGATCTCCCAATCAATGAAAGACTTTGGATGTGTCGATTATTATCTCCAGGCAAGAAAATTTGAATTGGGACTATAGAAAATGGATTCAAAGACCATCAAAGCAATGACATCTTCAGCTAAAGTCGAATGGGGAACTCCAGATGACTTATATCAAAGACTTGATGCTAAATTTCATTTCACTCTGGATCCGTGTGCGTCCGACACTAACCACAAATGTGCTACATATTTTACCAAAGAAACCGACGGTCTTAAACAAAACTGGTTTGGTCATAGAGTGTTTATGAATCCACCATACGGTAGAAAGGTGATTCGAGATTGGGTCGAAATGGCATATACGGTTGGAACAGACTTAAGTAACACCGGTGGTTTAGCAGTTGGTCTTCTTCCTGCGAGAGTCGATACTAGATGGTTCCACAAATATGTTATTGGTAAAGCCCATATTTGGTTCATCAAATCACGTTTGAAGTTCATAGACTGTGAAAGCACAGAACAAAACAAAAAGAAAAATTCCGCTTTGTTTCCATCCATTGTCTGTCTTTGGCAACCTTCTAAATTCTATGAACCAAAAACGGTCGATAGCTTCGACAATTTCGATTCGTTCAATTACACCCCCTACCAAATCTCAGATTCCAGCATAGTTCCTGGATAAGCCATAGCCATAAATAAAGGCTATGGCTGCCAATACTTTCGGATCCGACATTAATGAATTGCTCCTTGGATATTATCTTTTTGGTAAAAAGTGGTATGATTCTGAAGCCAAGAAGCAATTCGAACAAAGAAAAAAGCAAGTAACAAAAGACGAATATCTTGCCCAGGATGGTCGGGCTCAAGCCATGGCGGATGAAGCCATAAAGTGGGCTAAAGCTAATAAGTATTCTGGTAAAGTAAAAAAGGTTTGGTGGACTGCCAGACCTGGAGTTCTCTCAAAAGCTGTGGGTCGAGAAACCGACTCCAGAAAAAACCCAACAGACATCCTTGTCCAATTTTCTGATAATAAGTTTCTTGGCATATCAGCCAAATCCACAAAAACAAAAGGTGACATCGGTTTTAAAAATCCCGGATTGGGCACCATAGAGAAAGCACTAAAGATAGATCTTAAGACAATCTACTCCAAACTGGAGTCAGAAGCCATCAAAAAATATAAGCTTCCGACGTCCATATCAGAAAGAAAATCAGCAATCAGGTCCGATCCAGCTACACAAGAAAAGACACAAATTCTCGGATCTAAAGCCTTGGCAGAGCTAAGGGACATAACATTCAAAACTCTATCTAAAATGAGTCAGACCGATCTCAGAAAACATATCTTAACAAGTTGGATGGATGCATCAGAAGAATTATATCCACCATATATCAAAATTACTGGCATGGGGAACAAACCACCATTCACAGCAAAGACCGACGACCCTCTAAAAAACGATAAACTTTCCGCTTTGTCTAAAGAGAAGATAAAACTAGAAAAAGTTGGAAACGAATCCATTGGTGTTATTGCTGGAAGTAAAAAAATCATGAAAATGAGATTCAAGTTTGAATCTGAAAAATTAGCAAGCTCAGTGAAGTTGTCGGGGGATCCTTTCTAATGTTTAGCCTAGACGAAGCATCCGATAAATTAACACACATAGAACATGTTGAAGACCAAATCTTCATGGGTGGAATCAACGGCATCAGAAACTCTCTCAATTTCATCCGGTCGGTTAGAGATGAATTACTAGGTCATGAATCTGGTAAAATCAACTTAACCACAAAATTTGACGGGTCACCAACTATTGTCGCTGGTTATGAACCGAAATCTGGAAAATTCTTTGTCGGGACCAAATCTGTTTTCGGTAAAAACAACCCAAGAATCAATTACACTTCCAGCGATATTGATAACTTCTATGGTGAAGTTCCAGACTTGGCAGCTAAACTCAAGGTGTGCCTGAAAGAACTTCCGAATGTGGTTCGTTCTGGTATATACCAGGGTGATTTCATGTTCTATAAAAAGTCGATCTTTAGAAAAACCATAGAAGGTGAGAAATACATCGTCTTCAGACCAAACACGATTAGCTATGCAGTTCCAGCCGATTCTGATTTAGCCAGTCAAATACTAAATGCTCAAATGGGAATAGTTTGGCACACGCGATATACAGGAAGCGACATCCAATCACTGAAAGCTTCTTTCGATGCTTCTATAGACATGTTTGCGGCTTCTAATAGAGTATGGCAAAGAGATGTGTTTTTTAGAGACCTTTCTGGAACTATCTCTTTCACAAAAACAGAAAGTGCCAAACTCTCATCTATTCTTTCAAGTTTAGGAAAGAAATTCAATGAAATCGACTCTTCTGTGGCAAACGAAATTGCTTTCAATAAGAAACTCAATGGTCTGATCATCCAATACCACAATTCACAAATTCGTGCCGGAGAAGCAATTTCTAATGTTCCGGCATATGTAAGTGGACTCATTGATTGGATCGAAGATAAGTTCCATTCGACTCTCCAGACACTCAAAACCAGTTCTGGAAAACTTGCCAGAACGGAACAGAACAACGAGCTTCTATTTTTTCTAGAGTCCAACAAAAGCCAATTGGTAAAACTTTTCGAGCTTATGAACCTATTCGTGGATGCAAAGATTTTCCTAATAAATAAACTCGCCACTCTATCAGAACTATCCACCTTTATGGAAACAGAAGATGGATATAAAGTAATAGCTCCAGAAGGGTTTGTAGCATCCGATCATATGGGCAACATAGTAAAATTGGTTGATAGACTTACATTTTCTCGTTTGAATTTCATTGGGCATTAAAGAATTGAAAACATTTAGCCAAATACTATTGAAAGAAGGTGGAAATGCGGTTTCTGGTGTTTCTAGAATCAACCAGCTAAATGTGGCTAGCACTCTGGAAGCTCTTTTTTCTATCCTTCTCCAAAAGTTAAAACTTCAAAAGAAAGATATCGCCACTTTAGGTTCTACGGGTAAAAAAGCTCCGTTACAATCTTCTGGTGATATCGATATCGCTATTGATGCTAAAGCTCTTCTAAAATCGTCCGGGCAGAAGACTTTGGATTCTGTCTATGATTATCTTCTCAAAGTGGCCAAAGAACTCTCTTCCACAGACGTTAAGGACGGTAGAGGTTTGGGAACAATTTCTTTTGCATTTCCAATATCTAACACAGATGGACAACAACCAAAGTCTCTAGTCCAAATTGATTTGTTTGTTGTTGATAGCATGGATTATGCTGGCTGGATATACTACGGTCCACACTATACAGAAAGCCAGTTGAAGGGTGTGTATAGAAACATACTTCTGGCTCAAGTGGCAAAATATGCCAGCCTCAAGATAATAAAAACCCAAGACGGAACAGATGTTACTAGAGAAAAACTGGTTTTTAATTTTGCTAAAGGTCTGATGAAGAACACCGAATCGAAAGAAGGTAAGAAAGGTTTACTCAAAAACTTCAAAACCATCGATTCGCAACTAGTCTCTCAGAATCCCGATGAAATATCCAAAATTCTATTTGGTGATGGTTATCGAGGTAGCGACCTTCTAACTTTTGAGTCTGTTTTGGCTGCTGTCTTGAGCCCAACATTTCCATATTCCAAGTCTAGGAAAGAGATTATAATGGACACAAAAAAGATTCTTCTGGAATTGGGTTATCCTATTCCAGAAATTCTAGCGAATGTTAAATAAGAAAGCAATGGCAGAAAAAACTTTACAGAGATTCTTAAACGAAGCAAAGGGACGAACTGTTCTTTTCACTTTTGGTAGGTTCCAACCACCAACCAAAGGTCATGAAATGCTTATCAATACCATCATCACCAAAGCAAAAAAAGATTATGATGGTGCAGATGTTAAGATTTTTACCTCACCATCTAACGATCCTAAGAAAAACCCTCTGACATTTGAACAAAAAATCAGATATCTTCGTCTAGCGTTTTCCAAATCAAAAGAGATATTCTCGACAGATCCCAGCATTAGAAGTCCATTCATGGCTGCTGAAATGCTGGCAAAGAAATATGATACATTGGTTTTAGTTGTTGGTTCAGACAGAGTTCCAGAATTTCAAAGAAACATGACTTCTTTTGTGGAAAAGCATGGGGCCAAACTCGAAGTTATTTCTGCTGGATCTAGAGACCCGGATTCTGACGATTATATAACGGCAATTTCTGGAACGAAAATGAGAACAGCCGTTAAAGATGACGATTTCAAAACTTTCTATCGTGGCTCATTATCTGGTTTGAGCGAACCGTTTGCCAAACAAATGTTTAAAGATGTCGCCAAAGGACTCAAAGAAGAAACAGAATCCCAAAAGCTAGAAATAGAAGAAGCCATTCTCCATATTAAAGGTAAAGGTCTCGCAAGAGATGACATGCCACAAATTCCTGGGGTAGCTGAATTTATTTCATATCTCCAAGATTCTCTGGGTGTGCCGGTAATATTCGAAACTATGCCGGTAGGAGCCATTCGTTTCACACAAAATCAACTGAATCAATCCAAAGTAGCTGAAATCATTAAATATTTGTGGACATCATCAGAAAATCCAACCAAAGAAAAACCATTGATTCTATCGAAAGACTACTATCTGTTGGATGGACAGCATACATATGCGGCGATCTTAATGTCTGCTAAATATTCCACAGTCGAAACTTACAGAGTGGATATGTGTATTGACGATCTCATTGAAGCTGCTTTCGATTTTGGAGCATTCAGAAAGACCATTCACGAGCATTCATCCAATGAAAACTAAGAAATACTTTATGCCAACATTCTCTCAAATTTTATTAGCTGAAGATGATGATCGGAAAGAAACCAACGCTTCACAAGAGCGCGATAAGCAGGCTGCCGAGAAAGACGCACTGGCACAAAAACAAAGCCAAGATTTGGCTGCCGCTCAAGAAAAAGACATCAAAGATAAGCAGAGAGAAAAGGAACAAGCTTTAAGAGACAAGCAGGCGGAGAGAGACCAGAAGAAAGTGGCAAACGAATCTCTAGATGCTCTTTTTGAAGAAGCTCTGGAAATTGGAACCGACGAGCTTTTGGCTGCATATCAAGCTGTGTTTCCAGAGCAAGCAAAATGGTGTGGTCAGATTGCTGAAGGATCTATCGGTAAGAAATATGGATTTTCTGCCGATTCAAAAAATCCGAACATTTTAGTTGCTGGTGTTGGTCAAATGAAATTAAACCAACTAAAGCAACATGTTAGTGGATATGTATCTGATATGATGGAAGCATGTAAAGCAGAAGAATGGGAGAAGGTGAAACACAATCTAGTTTCCGGAACCCTTCTCCACTATGTGCAAGCTCTTATTGATATAGAGCAGGAGATGTCTTAAATGTCGATTCTCTTACGTTTGTCCGGCTTGTTGTAATCAGCATACACGTCAAATGTGAGATTGAGAATTCCATCTCTGTATGTTGATTTGACGGTATCTGGATCGTAAACATTCAGATCCAACTTGGACTCAAGAATTGCAGTCTTCTTGGTTTCCCTGTCTGGATATTCGACAGTTACATTACCATCTTCGATAAAGACGTTCAAGCTTTCTTTAGGAATGCCAGGAACAATAAATTCCATATTGCAGAACTTATCCGTGGCAATTGTTCTTTGTGAATGCCCAGATCCAGATCCTATAAGATCGATCATCTTTTTAATAGTCGTATCTTTTTCAAAGACCTGGTAAAAGTGGTCAAAATCAAGAAATGATGATGAAAAGACTCCCATATGCGATTTACCATTGAGTTTGTATTTTGAAGTATCGTATCGTTTCATAGGTCTACAAGATATCATCTCAAACATAGATTGTCAAGCTCCTTTTCGTCTAATAACTATCCTTTGTAAAAGAGATTTAATCATGGAAACCAACCCTGTCAAGTCCGATAAATAAAATATGGCACCAATCTATACATACCTTTGTAAATCATGTGGAGAATTTGAACTGTTCCAAACAAAAACAGATCCAATAGAAGTCTGTCCAAAATGTGGTTATTCGACAGTCCAGAGACTCATTTCACCAACAAGTCCACCAAAATTCATTGGAAGCGGCTTCTATGAAAATGACTACAAATCCACAAAAAAGACACCACAAAGAAGCTAGTTTCCATAGAAAATAAATATAGTTGAATTCATAGCACAAACCACCAAAAAATTTTGGAGAGAAAAAATGTCAGATAGTAAGTTTAATTTCCGGCCGTTGCCACCAGATCTAATCAGCGGCGTAGCCACAATTCTTGAAGAGCAAGATAAGGACCTTGATAAGGACCCTGAAGTTGTGGATGAAGAAGCTGGAGACGACGCAGAAGAAAAGAAAGATTCTGTTGATGAGTCTGAAGAAGATGCCGACGGAGACGAGAAGGACTCTGTTGACGAAGAAGCGGAAGACGACGAAGATTCTAAGGACTCTGTGGAAGAAGACCTTGGTCTTGGAGATTCTGATGAAAAATCTTCAACTGATACTGAAGGACTCAAAGAAGGCATCAAAAAGTCTTTCACAAACTTGATTGATTTCGTTTCGGGGAACTACAAGAAGTAACAAAGAACTCTCTCCAAAAAATGACTTCAAAGTTCAATCTACTCTCTATCAATCCAAACTCTCTTTCTGAATCCGACGGGCGTCACCAAGAAAGAGAGTTTGGAGAGCTATATTTGGATATGGATGGAGTTTTAGCAGATTTTGAGAGTGTTGCTCAAAAGCTTCTCAAAGCAAAGAATTTTCCAAATCTTTCAGACAACCATTGGGTGAAAAACCCTGGTGAACTTTGGGAATATCTCATTTCGAGTAAAAATTTCTGGGAAAACTTACCTATGCTTCCAGAAGGAAAAAGACTCTGGAGATACGTTCGAGAATACAAACCAAACATTCTTTCTGCATACCCTGACTTCTACCAAAAAGAAGCGGTCGAAGGAAAGAAAAAATGGCTCGAATTGCATATAGGTTCAAGTAATCTTGGAACTATTAACATTGTTTCGAGAAAAGAGAAAGCAAAATTTGCAATGAGTCATGGAAAACAAAATGTTTTGGTTGATGACTTTGTGAAAAATATTGTGGAGTTTAACGCTGCTGGTGGCATAGGAATCCAGTTCATTAATTCCACACAAGCAATAAACCAGCTAAAATCTATTGGCTTTTAAGAGAACTAAATAAGTTTAAGAATTTCAGGAGAATATACCAAAATGGCAAGAGATCTCAATACACCACCCCCATACAGAAAAGACGCAACACGAACAGCTAAAGGGTGGGCACATCCACGAACCTTGGAAGTTCTTGAGACTGTCTCAAACCTTTTGTCAAGAGGTTCAGCCAATTCTGTTCAAAAAGTAGAATTTCTAACACCACCAACTCGCGGCGGATCGGTAGCAGTTCAAGTTTCATGGAACGGAAGTGTTTCTGTTCCTGCTGGATCTAGCATCGTTGTAACTTCCACACAAGCTGGAATTGCTTCTGTGACTCTTTATGCGGCAGCTCAGACTGGATCAAGAATCATTTACAAGAAACAAGTCGATAACACCACAGACGTAGTTGTTGCTGATAAGCCAGGAGCATGGAGCATTGAAGCACAAACAATCGGTGGATCAATCACAGATTTGAATACCGCAACATATGCACAAACAGCATTGACCGCTACCACAAACGTAGCAAACGGCGATACTGTTACCATTGGAGCTAAGACTTACACATTCCAAACCACATTGACAAACGTGGATGGTAACGTAACAATCGGTGCAACTGCTCAAGCAAGTCTCAACAATCTCGCAAATGCAATCAATCTTTCTGGTCTTGCTGGAACAGACTATGCTGCCGCGATGACTGTTCACCCTACAGCAACCATGGTTAGCTGTGATGGATTGGTTTTGACTCTTAAGGCTAAAACCGCTGGAACTGGTGGAAACTCTTTGGCTTCTACAGAAACCTCAACAGCTCTTTCGTTTCCTGGAGCAACTTTCAACTCTGGAACTCCAGCCACAGCAAACAGAACAACCACAAAGACTGTTAGTGCTGGTGTTGCTTCTGCTGCTGGATCTAAGGCTCTTCTTCCATCTTCTGTTTCTTCTGTTTCTTTTACAGCATCGAGCTATGCAGATGGAGCAAACCTTACAATGAACGCAGTTTTTGATAAAGCTGTGAATGTTACCGCAGGAGCATATCTAACAGTTACCTCAACTGCTGGACTGTTTAAAATGTATGCCGCTGCTCAAACAAACGTAACCACTGTTGTTTTCAATAAGAAAGAAGACTTCACCACACAACAAGTTATTCCAGCGTCATTCAAAGCTAATGTCACTCTTACCGGCGATGGAACAAACGTATCAAACGGCGATACAGTTACGATTGATGGAAAAGTCTTTACTTTCCAATCATCTCTAACAAACGTCGATGGTAACGTAAAGATTGGAGCTTCTGCTGCCGCTTCATTGACGAACTTGTTTAATGCTATTAACGGAACCGGTGGAGTTTCTGGAACAGATTATGCTGCTGCAACCGTGGCACACACCACAGTAACAGCAACAAACCCTACCGCAACAACTGTTCTCGTTACAGCAAAAACTGCCGGAACTTCTGGAAATGCTATTGCAGTCTCAGAAGCTTCTACGCATCTTGCTTTTGGATCGACAACTCTTTCTGGAGGAATCATTAGTTCTGGAGAGTATACAGTTGCAGCACAAACTATCGGTGGAACGATTGTAGAAAATGCTGATACTGGAACTTCTGCTAACTTGTATGTTTCTAGTCAGATTGCCGATGGAGCTGGTAAGAGAGTCGTTTCGTAAGGAACTTTGAAAATTATTATTGAATGGATTGTGTGAAAAGTAACGACGATATTGATCTTGATGAAATTTCGGCCAGGGAAAGAAAGCCACCTTTTGATGACTTTCTCCCGGCCGGGTTTCGTCTCAATGAAGAAAACCTTCAATTTTTTTGTGCTCTCCATTACTTAAACAAAGAATGTTTGGGTGAAGAAGAGTTCTACCAGGATCTTAGGTATATACAAAAGATCACAAGAATGATTCGAAGGGCTTCCATAAAAGAAAATTTCAACGAGCATTTACTCTTCAACCATTTGATAGTTTTCTCAAATCTCTTCACCCCAGAATGTGTGGCTTCTGTGCTTTTCTTTAAAACAGACAAAGCACATTGGCCAACACTAAAAACTTTTCTGGAATTTCTAAGCAAGATGCCAGAAAAGGTTTATTATGTTGGAGAAAAACCGCTAATAAACACCGACATCTCTTTGGATAAAAACAGCGTTCAAATTCTAAGAGCATTCAATGAAAGAATCCGAAACAACACTCCGAAAATATAAGATTCTTGAAGAGTCGGTCGTTGTAGACACATACACGCTCTACATTTTTCTAAGAAAATTAACAATACCATTCAATGAAACCGACGCATTCAAACTTGGTTTGATAGATGCCAATGGTAAGATTCTCAAAAAGAGAGCAGATCTTAGAACCACAGAAGAAAGAAACGCATTCACTCTTTTAGATCTTTTTGTCTGGAATCTCAAAAAGATTCTCGAAAAGATACCATTTGGCAAAACCAAATTGGCTTCTTTTGCGGCAGCTTTGTTCTTTTTGAAAGAAGAACAAAATACTCTGGTAACCAATAATGCAGAATGGTTCGAAGAAGATTTCATGACATATTGGAACAAACTCCAAAAAGACCAATTCGAACTCCAGAAACTGGAGCTGTTCAGAAAATCCGTGGAAGAAGATGCCGCAGCAAACAATGCAGGTTCTGGTGCAATTGCTGGGATCAACCCAAACGACACACCCGGTGGATCCACAGATTTCCTCTTGAAAAGAAAGAAAAAACTTGACTAATAATCACTAATATGTGATAATGGGATTTATGAAAATAAATCTTGATTCCATAGACCGAGAAAAATTCTACGTTTCGGAAAGACCAATCCATGGATCCGAAGTGGCATTTTTAATAACACCACAACCAACACACCATGCATGGGAACTGGAAGAACTTCACCTGCGATCTTCTGTGTGGAATTCTGATGGTGTGCTAATCTCTGCCGGGTTTCCAAAATTCTTCAACTTCGAAGAACGACCACATGTTTTACCGTTTGAAAATGATGGTGTAGAAGCCATCGAGAAATTGGACGGTTGTCTTCTTATTGTTAGCGTCTATAAAAATCAACTTATCATAAGAACCCGAGGGGGAATTTCTGCTGGCAGTGTGGAGTTTGCTGGAAATGACATCGAACAGTTCAAAGAAAGCCATAAAAACTTTCTTAAAAGACTTTTGGTGATAGGAGAATATGATGATCCAAGAACCGCTACATCATGGCTGTTTGAATGGTGCACACCAAACCAAAAAATAGTCGTCGATTACGGTCCGGAACCAAAATTCTTTTTGATTGGTGCCGTAGATCATTCAGATTACACTCTATGGACACAAGAAGAACTCGATTCAATCGCCAGAAAATATGGAATGAATCGACCAAAGAGGTATTCGTTTGACTCTATTCCAAATCTCATTAAGACCGTCGAAGCCCTAAAAAATGAAGAGGGTGTGGTTGTCTACTACAAGACGAGCAACCACAATCTTGGATGGGGAATGAGAAAAATCAAGTCGATTGATTATCTCGCCAAACATGCGTTCAAGTCGAATCTCACTATGAGACATTTGGCGGAGATGGCAGGGCAAAATGACCTTCAAACTATCCAGGACTGTCTTGATTTTATTGAAGCCACCTTTGATTTTGAACTCATGGTCTTTTCTAGAGATCTTGTTACTCAAACATATGAAAAGGTAATCTATCCTGTCCAGAACGGGCTCAAGTTGATTCGAGAGCATGTTGAGAGCAACAAAGAAATGGACCAGAAAACATTCGCTGTAAGCTTACAATTATCCTCAAGTATTCATCCATCTCTACAACAATTTGCGTATCAGCTTAGAAGCACTGGAGAAATCAAAAAAGATTCTTACATCAAACTTCTAGTCAATACAGCAAAAAATATAGAAAAATCTATGGAATAGCCTTGCATCTTTCCATAAAATCCTCTATAATGAGCTTATAGAAAGAAATGGAGAGAAAGGCTTTATGTCGATTGCACAAGAAAAGAATTACAGAGAAAATCAAATAGTATTTCCAAAAAGATTCGAGCTTGAAGGTTTGGATCCCCGGGAAGTTCAAGTTAAAATTGTAGTTCTAGCGGGTAATCAATATATCCAAAAAATCTATAAGAATCTTGATGATGTTCCTGCCGATACAGGACTAAGAAACCTCTATGGTCCTTTCGCCGATAAAATCTACAAGTCAGAGCATGACTGGAAATGGTGCTTGCGTTTCGAGAATAATACTGCTTATAACTCTTTCAGCAAATAACAAGTCTCAAATTATGGCAACACTCGATATCGGAAGAAGAATGAAAGAGCATTACGAAGATAGAACCAGATTCTATCTTCCCAGACGCACCAATACCATAATCAGGTTGGATGGTGTTGCTTTTCACACATACACAAAAAATCTAGAAAAGCCGTATGATGAAAATTTGAGATATGCCATGGCGATGGCTACCAAAGAAGTCGTGAAAAGATCCGCGGGTTCGGTCTTTGGATATTTCTTTTCGGATGAGATATCGATTCTTTTCCAAGACTCCAAGACACCAGAAACGGAAGCATGGTTTGATGGATGCATCCAAAAAATGGCTTCGGTTTCAGCTTCAATGGCTTCTCTTGCGTTTTATAATACAATCAAGTCATATGATTTCGCGTTCTTTGATGCGAGAGTTTTCACCATACCGGATCCTGTGGAAGTTCAAAACTATTTTCTATGGAGACAATTGGAATGCAAGCGCGGCTTTATCAATATGCTCGCGCAAATGCATTTTTCACCAAAAGAACTCCATGGTAAAAATAACAACCAACGATTGGAGATGTTGGCTTCAAAGAATGTTCTATTGGAAAATTATGGAAGAGAATTACTTTATGGTAATGTTCTCCATAAATCGACAATTTCAGACTTCACCGAAGATGAGCATCTATCCATGGACCAATATATACCATGCGATTGGTTGAAAGATAGATGGGACTTGGACGGTCTTTGCGTCGAAGACGATAAATAGAAAAAGATAGGGCGTCAAAAACGATTCTAATCACCAAGGAGACAAGAGCAAGGTTTTTCGTTTTGTTCGGAGTAACTTTAACCCTGTGTGGAGAATGAATCATGTCGAGCAAGAAGCAAGCGAACGGCAACGGTCAACAGAAGTTCGTCCCCGGCCACGGCGATCGCGGGCGAAAGGATCGGCGGAGCCACCACCACTTCAAGAAGCACCACTACGGATCCAAGAAGTCGCGGAAGAAGTGAATCGGTAAGAGAAGCAAACACGACCAAAACCTGGCGGGGATTTGAAATCCCGGGAAAGTAAATTCCCCGCCAGTATGGAAACAACAAAGGACGATCGAGAATAAGACGCCACACTAAATTTTATGCTAGAACTCATCAAAACATTTTTTCTTACCACAATTCCGAGATTTATATTTCGCCCCGCTGTCATTTCCATTCTCAGTCTGATATGTTTTCTATCTGTGGGAATTTGGTACTATCGAATAGTTCAATCAAATGATATTCAAGAAAGAGCTTTAAACGACCAAACCAAAGTTCAACTTCAAGAAAAGTCAGATCTTGTAGATAGAATAGAAGAAAACTTGAAAAAAGTGGAAGAGATAGCCGAAGAAACTGATATCGAAGTCAAACGGCTACATGAGCAAGCAAATACACTCAGAGAAAAACTATATAGAGAAGAATCTGGCAAAAAATCCATCGAGGTGATGGCAGCAAAACATCCACAAATGATAGAGAAGATTCTAAATTCTTCCACAAAAAACTTTCTCAACTGTCTCGAAACCATAACAAAAACAAATGAAGATGAAACAATATTTCATTCATGCGACGTTAGTCCTGCTGCTAAGTAATTCACTGGTTGGTTGCGCTCTTTTCACCAAGACTGTGGAAATTGAAACTTGCCATGAGAAGCCGGCTTTGATTATCCACGATCCAGAGCCGGTAGAATTTTCCGATCTCCACTTTTCCATCTCAGAAGATGGAACTTCCGTGGTTCTTCCGATCACCGAATTCAAGAATTTTTCAAATTCCATGAACGGTTTAAAAAACTACATTTTACTCTTAAAGAAAAATATCCAATCATATCAAGAGTATTATGAACCAAACAACAATTCCAAAGAAATTCCAAAATAAAGTATTGCTTATCCATACTTAACCTGATATAATGTGGTTGTATTCTAACCAAAAGGTGAATCATGGGCAACTTTCTGTTTTCTTGTGTTAAGTTTCTATTCGCTGGAATTATTTTTATGGTATTGACAGCATGGATTGGATTTTGGCTTTTCATCTTAATCTTCATGGCTTCTCCCAAAGAAGTAAAAGAAAACCAAGAAAAAGTCGCGGCAGAAGAAATGGCATGGAAAGAAAAGCAAGCTAAAGCTAAACAGTTCTATGAAAACCAAGCCGCACGGCTGAATAAGAAGAGACCGGTGGTTCAACAAATTCGACAAGAGCATCTAACAGAAACAGATCGAAAAGATCTGGATGACCTCATAGCAACATTCGAAAAATAAGCCATAAAATGAACTCTCTCCATTTACAAATGAAATATGCCGAGATGTTGGGCACATGCAATTTGAGAAACTTCGAACGGAAGGGACCATGTCTATGGAATTATGCTTGTCCAATTTGTGGAGATTCTGAGAAGAAAAAATATAAGACTCGTGGTTATTTGATCAAGTCTGGAAAAACTAATGGTCTATTCCATTTTTGTCATAACTGTGGTTGTAGTTCACCTTTTCCCAAATTTCTCAAAAGTTTAAACCAAGACTTATACAACAAATATCTCTTGGAAGAATTGGAGCTCCATGGTAGTACCACCAAGAAAGTAGATTTTACTAATTGGCAAGAAAAAGACTTAAACAAACCAATATCCACATTTTCACTACCTAAAAATCTACCATGTATTTCAGATTTAGAAGCAAACCATCCAGCCAGAATCTATATTGAGGGAAGAAAAATACCAAAACGGTTCATGGGTAAACTTCTATACACAGAAGACTTTAAACAAACCGTGATGGAAACTGTTATTGTTCAAACTCCGTATATTAAGCTGAAAGAAAAAGAGCCGAGGGTAATCATTCCAATTTTGGATGAAAATGGAGAATTCATTGGATTTCAAGGAAGAAGCTTAGACAAAACCAGTCCGATGAGATACATATCAATCAACCTTTCAAATAAGCCGTTGATCTATGGATTGGATAGATGGAACAAAAACGCCGAGTTTACTTATGTTTTAGAAGGTCCATTTGACTCGATGTTTCTTCCGAATGCGGTGGCAATGGTGGGATCCAATTTTGAATCTGGTCTAGAGAAGCTATTGGAGCTTGGTGCTAAAAAAAGATCCATAAAAGTTGTCTTCGATAACGAACCTCGGTCGGCCACAAACATCAAAAAAATGGAACATATGCTGCATCGTGGATATGAGATTGTGATTTGGCCAGAAACCATATCCAAAAAAGATATCAATGAAATGGTGGTTTCTGGACAGACTCCAGAGGTTATCATGGAAACCATATCCAAGAATTCTTTCTATGATTTAGATGGACATCTTTTCTTGATGTCTTGGCGAAAATGTGCTACTATTAATAAATCCAACAACCAAAGAAAAGGAAAACCAACTTTCTAAAAACTTAGATGAAAACAAAAGAGATCTACATTCCACGAGAATTTTGCCCATTATGTAAAAGTATGGAACTGGAACCAAACCAAGTGATCTGTTTGGAATGCGAAGAAGACCAGTTTGAGGAAAATGAAAACGAATTCAGACGATCAGAAGACCGAAAATATACAAAACGACAAAAATCCAATTTCAGTCGATGGTAACGGTGGCACCGAAGAGTCTTTGATGCCCGAAGGTTTGATAACTACCGACGACGAAATTAAGGCTATTGCGGTTGCTTTGTTTCATGAAAGGATTTTCACATCTTCCATGATTCCAGAAAACATGCCAATCTCCACATTTTTTGCACCGCTGAAGTTCATGAACGAAGAGCAGTTTAACCAAGTGCAGAAACAAGCTGCCATGTTGTATGAATACAAAACCAAATCAAAACACCAAATCGATGGAGTTCCTGTTTTTTCTAGCTTTCGCATCATAACACACGAGGCTCTTCCCAAAGTAGAAAAAGAATACAATGAGCTAACCAGAAGAGCTAATATTATACTGAATACATATAAAAACACAGAACAAGAAAAAACCAACACCATGGATAAGAAATACGAAGAACTTCAGAACGAGTATAAAGCTCTCCAAAAATCACAGAGGTTTGCAAAATTTCTACAAAAAGTTCTCGTAGGCTTGCTTTTGATATTTACTGTCAGCACAGCCATTTGGTATTTCACTTCAAAAACAAAGGGGACCGATTCTTCGAATGGATTGGTAATTACGGGTGATGGAGTATAATAACATGGTTATCAATATCGATGGTTGGGAGATCGCCGCTGCCGGCTTATTTGCAACTCTGGTTGTGAGTATCTTGTCGGCTTGGGAAGTGAAAGCTTTTAAATCGAGAATGCAAAAAGCTTTTGCTTCCACATCAAACAAACTTTGGTCAGATGGATATGTAGCTGGTGGCATAGACATGGCAACAGGAAAATTTCAGCTTTCTAAAGACATCATCGAAGTTATTAAAAAGCAAGAAGAGTTTACTGATACCAAAAAGGAACCAGAAGTCCAATGAAACCGTATATCCATGCACTAAGCTCGGCTAAAAAATTTGGCGGAAAGCCAGAAAACTATCTAGAAATCCATGACACCATGGATAATTCAAAATGTGCGGAAGCTTCAGTAAAACATAGAGCCATTTTCCATAGTGCATACGGTATCTTTATCATCGAAAAGATTTTTGGTGTGAACATAACCAATTCCGACGGTAAATTGGTATCGGTCCGAGACATAGCAGAGCAACATGTTTTGGAAGATCTTGGAACTATTCCGACACTCAATCAATGGTTACAAGAAATGACCATTCGACCATGGATGGGCAAACCTCTTTCAAAAAGGAAACAACGAGAAATCGTTGGAGATAAAGTTGATTTGGGTCTTGGTGTGGAAGAAGAGATTGTCGACCCACAAGAGAAAGAGAGTGTTCTTGCACCAGAAGAAAACCAAAAGCTTCAGGAGATTCTAGATAAGTTAAAAGAAATCAAACAATTACCTGGTCAACCAATAATTAATCCCATCGATACTACACCAATTCCTCCACTACCTTTATATCCAACTTTCCCTAGAAAAATAGACATTTTAGATTAGGCATTTTATATCATGACAAAAACATTAGAAGAAACTCTAGAAGAAATTCAAAAAATTGACGAGCATGCAAGGAAACTGTTCAAAGATTTCATCGACTTGTATTTTCAGAAACACCCGGATCTTATGGAAGTTAGATGGACACAATGGACACCGGCTTTTAACGATGGAGATCCATGTGTTATGGAGATGGGAGAAGTTTACACTTTAACCCAAGAAGAAAAGATTGAAGTGGATCTACTAACTGAAGAAGAACTTGAGAATGATTTTTCCGGCGAAGAAAAATATGAATCGTTCTATTGCAAAACCAATAGCTCTCAATTACTTGCTTCCGGTTTCTGTGATGCTTTGTTTTCCATTCCAAACGAAATTCTAACCGCAATGTATGGTGACGGAGTGGAAATCATTTTAAAAAGAACAGAAAATGGATCCATAGAATTGATTACGAATGACTATAATTGTGGATATTAAAGAAAATATCATGGATTCTGAAAATTATATCACCGATATTACTGAGTGTCTGGAAGACAAAGAATTTGGGTCTTTTATAAAAGAACTTTTCACTAAATGTCCGAAGCTCATTCAAATTCGTTGGAATCAAAAACTACAAACAAAAGGAAAAAGAGTTTTAGGATTTGCAGTATCTCAGTGTGGATTTTCTTTTTCTGATGGTGATGGAGCCCGTAACGATGAGGGTAAACCGGTAGGATCGCAGATAAGTCGATTGAAAAATTCAGAAAATCAAATTCTTGCTAGGTATTTAGAGGGATGGATCAAAACCCAGAAACACATTCTGGATGTATTTGGTCCGGACTTTAGAAGTTTTGAGGTTGAAAAAATAGCCGATATGAATAAAATTGAAGTTAGAGTTAGTACCCATGTTTGTATGATAAACATGGAAAAGATAGAAATACCTCTATGAACAAAGCAAAGAAAGAAGCATTTGAAGTTATGATCAAGTTTATCAAAGAAAACCCAGAGGCCGGAATAATCCGAAATGATTTTTCAGATAAAGACTGGGAATACTTAAAATCTAGAATACCAGATCTAGATCTGCGACCAACATTCGAAAATGACTTTCCAGTTATTGATGAAAAAGATTTAAACTAGAAATTATGGAAGAAACACAAACTAAAAAATTACTAATTAATGATGAAGAACCAAGACTTCCAAAATATGCAATCCAAATTTCCTTTGCTTTACAACAGGGTTATAAAGTCATGGAAAACGGAGAAATCATAGGTTTGAGGGGAAAGGTTCTTCGATCGAAACGGGGAGGTAAACAAAAATATTGTTCCACCTCTTTTTCAATTTGGATGGACGGACAAAGAATTAACAGTTCTTTACCTACCCATAAAGTTGTCGCCTGTTCATTGTGGGGAAATAAAGCATTTTCACCTGGCTTGTGTGTCCGTCACCTAGATGGAAATCCAGATAATAACCACCCCAACAATTTGGCGTTGGGAACACATTCCGAAAACAATTTAGACAAAGATCCGATTGTCAGGTCAAACGCTGCCAAAAAAGCTAGAGCCACCCAAAAAATTCCTATGAATAAAATCATAGATACAAACATTATCTTGAACATTTTAGAAAGAAGAAAACAAGGAACTTCATATCAAAATTTAGGAAAAGAGTTTTCCCTAGCAAGAGGAACCATAAGAAGGATTTGTAGAGAAAATGGAAAATAATGAAACCAATGGAGTAAACGTCTTAGACAAAGGATTTGTTCGCTTAGTTGATACGATGGGTGATGACTCTAGTATCGTATCCGCAGCCCGGGTTAGTTATGGTGTGGGAACAAAAAAAGTCAGTGAAGACGAGGGATTGATTCGATATTTGATGCGACATGGACACACAACTCCATTTGAGATGTGTCAGTTTAAGTTTCATATTAAAGCTCCTATTTTTGTTTTTAGACAATGGCACCGACACAGAACATGGAGTTTCAATGAGTATTCAGGAAGATATTCTGAGATGAAAGATGAGTTTTATGTTCCAGAAAAAACATTAATAACAAAACAAAACCCCATAAACAAGCAAGGTGGAACTTCTGAGATCATAGAAGATGCGGCATGGCACCACGAAGAATTTCAAACAGAACAAACCAACGACTATGATTTATACCAAGATAAGTTAAAAAGTGGAATGCGAAAAGAACTGGCGAGAATAAACCTTCCAGTTTCCAACTATTCAGAAATGTATGCTTCTGTAGATTTGCATAACCTTTTTCATTTTCTTCGGCTGAGACTGGACTCTCATGCACAATATGAGATCCGAGTCTATGCTGAAGCAATATCTCAAATGGTAAAACAAATTGTTCCTATTGCCTGGCAAGCTTTTGAAGACTATCAACTTAATTCTTTGAGGTTAACCAAAAAAGACCAAGAAGTTATTAAACATATCGTAAGCTGTGGACATAGATTCAGCAATTTTGCTGCGGAAAATGTAGCAAAGCTTTTTATCACAAACAAAAGAGAATTACAAGAATGCCTAGATAAACTAAAAAATTTAGGTCTTATAACTAACATTGAATAGAAAGGATACAAACACATGAAAATCAAAACAATCATTCTCTCGGCTCTAGTCTTGTCAACAACGGCTTGTGGAGCAGGCAAAGACGTAAAAACTTTTTGTGCAGACTTCGCAAAGATCGCCGATCTTACAGATCAAGTCTGTAGTCTCGCTCAACCTCTTGGCACCACTGGTGATATTTCAGAAAAAGTGGCAAAGCTGAGTGATGCATGCCTTAAGCGAGAAGAGATGTTCAAGCCTCTTCGAGACTTCTGTGCCGCCCAAAAATAAATAGAATAGTCTTCATACAAGACAGGTTCAACCAACAAATGGGGGGAGTTCCGATCGGAATTTCCTCCATTTTTATTTTTAGTCATCGAAAAGTTTAAACACACCACAGATCAAATACCATACATATGCCACAAATATTCAAGAAAGTAGTTAGAGACCTTGAACCCGGGATGGGACAAGCAGTAGCAGAACGAACCATCCTAAGAAAAATAGACGGTAATGGATGGGAAACATGGAAAGATGTTGCCACAAGAGTAGCAGCCGGAAACGCTTTACTTGAGCCAGATCCAAAAAAGAAAGAATCGGAATTTGATATTCTAAACCACCACATCTCTAAAGCCACCGTTCTTATGTCTGGTAGACATCTTCAACATGGAGATCTCCAACAACCAACAAGAAATATGGAAGTGTATACAAATTGTGCAACCGCACCTACTTCTTTTCTTCTTTTCTATTTTCTATTAAACGGTTCTGGTGTCGGAAGATGTTATGATGACGATTTTATTCTAGTAGACTGGGACAACGCACCAACCGTTCGGTGTGTTCTTTCTGATACACATCCAGATTTTGACTTCTCTGCCCATGAATCTGCAAGAGATGCTAAACACAAATATGGAACAGGAAAAGATGTTCTTTGGTTTGAAGTTCCAGATTCGAGAGAAGGATGGGCAAAAGCATTAGAAATTTGGGAGAATGCAGCATTTGAGAAAATCCACAAAGATAAGATGCTTATTCTGGATTTCTCGAAAGTAAGACCAAAGGGTGCACCTATTGGTGGTATGCAAAACCGACCCAGTTCTGGACCGGTCGCAATCATGAACGCATTCAATAAAGCTGGCAGCCTCAAGGGCTCTAAATTAGATCCATGGAAGCAAGCCATGTATGTCGACCACTATTTTGCGGAATGTGTTTTGGTCGGTGGTGCGCGTCGAGCCGCAAGAATGAGCACCAAGTCTTGGAGAGACAAAAATATCTTTGATTTCATTCAAATCAAACGACCGATTGAATATTATGGTCTAGACCAAGAAGAAATCAAAGAACTCAAGACAAAAATAAATCCATATGGATTTCTCTGGTCTTCAAACAATTCAGTTGCCGTGGATTCAGACTTTTGGACTTTGGTCAATCTGAAGAAGACAGAAGATGAGTTCGGAAGTGACATTGCAAAACACGCCCGAAAAGTCTTTAAGATGTTGGCAGAATGTTCTTATGGTGACGGAACCGGTGAACCAGGAATCCTAAATGTGGATACTTTCACTCAGAACAATTCTGGCTGGGATGATTTGAATCGAGGTGATTATGCATACAGCAAGAAATACCAAACCAGCGAAGACACTCATATTCTCCTTTCTAAACTAGCCAAAAAAGCCAAGAAGAAAAAATATACAATGATCACCAATCCATGTCTGAGTGGAAATACTCCGATCACGACAGATAAAGGTGAAGTTGCTATACAGAAAATAATAGAAGATGGAATCGAAAATTACAAAGTTCTAACATATAATGAATCCACGAAACAAAATGAATGGAAACCATTAGTTGATGGATTTAAAACCAAAGAAAATGCCAATGTCATTAAACTAGTATTAGAAAATAACAGAGAAATTATTCTAACGCCAGATCATAAAGTTTTCACGAAAAATAGAGGGTGGATAGAAGCTGCTATGTTAACCACGGAAGATGACCTTATTTCATCCATAGATGGTCCATCCAAATTAAGTATTAAATCAATATCACCAGAAAGCAACCGTGATGTCTATGATTTGGTTGTTGAAGATAACCACAATTTCTTTGCTAATGGATTATTAGTTCATAACTGTGGGGAGATTTGTCTGGTCATTCTTGGTGGCTTTTGCGTTATTGGAGATGTTGTTCCATATCATGCAGATACCCTCGAAGAAGCTGAAGATGCTTTCCGGGCAACAACCAGGGCTCTTATCAGAGTCAACACCATGGATTCTGTCTATAACAAAGAAGTGCGACGAACCAATCGAATCGGCGTTAGTATCACAGGCATTCATGAATTTGCATGGAAGTTTTTCGGTTATGGATTCCAAGACTTGATTGACGAAGAAAAGTCAAAAGACTTCTGGATGTGCATGGCTAGATTCCATAAAGCTGTCCGGGAAGAAGCCGAATCATATTCAAAGCAGTTGGGCTTAGAAATTCCACACACCATGACGACTATTAAACCTTCTGGAACCACAGCAAAACTTTTTGGTCTAACAGAAGGCTGGCATTTACCGTCGATGCCATATTATCTTAGATGGGTTCAGTTCAGAAGCGATTCAGAACAAGTTCAGATCTATAAAAAAGCTGGATATCCGATAAAAGACTTGATCCAATATAGTGGCACTACTGTTGTTGGATTTCCAACAGCACCAACCATTGCAACTCTCGGAATGGGTGATAAACTCATCACAGCCGGAGATGCTACACCAGAAGAGCAGTATAAATGGCTTATGTTGGGTGAAAAGTATTGGATCGATGGTGTGAAAGAAGATGGTTCTAAATTTGAAGATAAGAAAGGTAACCAAATTTCTTATACTCTGAAATACAAACCAGAATCTGTGGATTATAAGGGCTTCAAAGACATGCTTTTGAAGTACCAATCACAAATCAAATGTTGTTCTGTTATGCCGCAAGTTGATATGATTGCATTCGAGTATCAACCAGAAGAGCCTATAACTAAAGCACAATACGAACAAATGACCAGGTCAATCATGAAACCAGTCATTGGTGAAGAAGTGGATAAAGTTCATGTGGATTGTTCCACCGGAGCTTGTCCTATAGATTTCAACAGCGAAGAAACAAAGCACTAAAATGGCAGAAAAGTCTTTTAAAAAATCAGCAACATATTGCTGTGAGTCTTGTGGAAAAGAATTTGGGGTGAAGTATTCTGGCAGAAATGGTCCAGAATTTTGCCCATTTTGTTCTGAAGGATTGATCGACGAGTCTGGTAGACCCATGTTAATGGATTTTGACGAACTGGACGAATTCGACGAAACTCAATTAGAGTCTTCCGAATTCGATCCAGATTTTGATGAAGAATAAGAATTATAGTTATGTTGAAAGGTGCGGCATCTATTGGAATTGACTATGGAATGAAATCCCCGGCAATCACCATTTTTCTAACAGACAAGCCGACTGATACATTTTCAATAGAAAAATGTCACATGTTTGGCTTTTGTGGAAAAGAAAAGTTTTTCTCCAACAGAGGCGTAAAAAAAGACAGTTGTGATCCTGTAAAAATCCAAATTAAATCAGGGCCACATCTTTCCATCTCTAGGTATCCCGAATGGGAATTCCCAATGGATAGGTTTAATAAACTCTCAGATTGGGTTTTACGAGCCTTAAACTTAACATCCAGAACCAAAATATGTTTGGTTGGAATTGAAGGATATTCATATGGATCACATGGTCAGGTGTTTGAAATTGGTGAAAACACAGGAATCATGAAACATTCCATTTATGGTTATGGCTACAAATACATCACACCATCACCACCATCGATCAAAAAATTTGGTTCTGGATCTGGAAAAGCAAAAAAAGAGGAGATGGAAGCCGCATTTCTGGCTGAAACCGGTTTGGATTTGAATCCATATTTGGATACCGTTGGATTAAAAAATAACTCTCCTGTTTCAGATCTTATTGACAGTTATTACATTTGCAAGTATACTTGGCAAGAGATGGTTAATTCCATAAAAACCTAAACAAGGGTTTGTCATGCAAGTATTTTTTCTTGATAGAGATCCAGACACGGCCGCGTCATACCATTGTGATAAACATGTCGTTAAACAGGTATTGGAATCGGCGCAATTGTTATCAACTGCTCATAGAATTTTGGATAATTCTGACGTTGGTTATAAAGCGACCCATCGAAATCATCCTTGTGCGGTTTGGGCACGAACTAACAGAGAAAACTATTTGTGGTTATACAACCTATTTCGGGCGCTGTGCGCTGAATACACGCAACGGTATGGCCGCATTCATGCCACAGAGCGGAAATTAATGGTTGCATTGTCACATTTTCCAAAAAACCTACCTATTGGAAATGCCACGGAACCACCACAAGCAATGTTAGAAGAGTTTAGGCGGCCAGATCCTGTGGAAGGTTACCGTAACTATTACATTCTAGCCAAAAAAGATATCTGCAAGTGGAATCACTCCACAATGCCACCATGGTGGCCAAATAACCAAATGTAAATAAAAATTAGATCTTGTTTGGTAATGTCTGGTGGTCTTGTGGCCGGACTGTTACTAGACTTTGGTTGGTATCTGGAACTTTAGGTAATCCCACCTCAGGAAAAGTGGAAAGATGGTTGTTTCACAATAGCAAGAAGGTTACTTTTCTACTAACAGGTTACCTTTATAGTTTTGGATTTTATCTGTAACGTCTTTTTTGTTGTCACATTTATCTTTGCTTCGCAAAGCTAAATGCTCCATAAGTGAAGCTAAAGCTTCACATAATTCCGGAGGCTATGGTCATTCTTCTTTAAAAAAACAAGACGCAATGGTGGCCAATGGAATT